TGCCTTTTGGCCTCTCATTGTTGGCGCTAGACTAATCATCTCCTCATTTGTCAAATTAGGGGCCAACATGCTGTCCAACACGCTTTCATAGGATTTTGCAGCTCTGTCAGATAAATCGTTTAAGTCTTCGTTTGGGAGATTTGCAATTGCCTGAGAAAGCATCATAGACACATTTGGGTCGTCTGACATTGCCATCGATCCAACATGACTCATTATATCTTCACTAGCCGCCCTACTCATAGCACCTATTGATAGGCTAAATAACCCGGTGATAGGACTCGTCATCGCTGAAATAATAGCGACACCCTTCTGTACTGCATTAGCAAGATCATACGAGACACTACCTTCTTTAAAACCTAGTGTCTCTGCAATATTTATATCAAACTTATCTAGTATCCAGTTATTAATATTATCATCTATAAGAGCTTGCGCTATATTTGCCGCATTTGCATCCTCAGACAACTGGAAATCAGCACCTTTCCCATATCCTATCGCAGACCCCTTTGCATCGCCTATCTCAGACCCAGGGTCAGACCCAGGATGTCTTTCATATATATCTGATATATTTTGACGTATAATCTGTTCAACATTTGTAATATCAGGAGGCTCAATATCAGTAGGAAGTGGGTCAACAGGAGTGCGTCCTGTGCGAGGTGCTACAATCCGACTCGGCCTGGGGTTAGGACCATAATATACTTCTCCACTAGGAGTAGTCCATGCATAGAACGCACCCTCTTCAACTACTCCAGAGGCAATTAAACTGGACACATATGCATCAACGGACGGAGTATCTAGTGAGGAGGTGTCAGCCATTTTTTATTCCTATTTTTCTTCTGCTGCTCTTGCACGGGTTTCTTCATCAATCTGAGATTGAAGCATTACTACATCTTTTATACAACGTAAACGATCAAGAAGCTTTAACTTACCCTGAGAAGCAAATGCCATCTCTGATGTTTCTGCCCTCTTAAACTCGTCTACAATTATTTTTTCTTCTCTATCAACCCACTCTTGAAATATTTCCCACTTAGGATCATGTACAAGAGTAAGTAATTTATATGTTATTTCCTTTTCCATCTATGTAGGTGGCACCTTGGCCGGTTGTGGTAAGCCACCCTGTTGCCCGGAACCAGAGAATCCTTGTTCATCTGGGCCTGGAGGAGCGCCAGTTAGTTGGTTGGGATCAGCGTTTGTGGGTATTTGCTGCTGACTATTTTGGCCCTGTGCGCCACCACCACCAGCTACTGCATTAGCAGTACCAAGGATTTGAGCGAAGATCATGGCTTCTTCTGTGTCATTTGCAAACTCGTCTGGCTCTAAATCCATAGAAGACGCAATCTCTTTGATCACGTTGTGAATTTTAGCAAACGGAGCAGCAACAGGGTTAGATACTACTTGCAGGAATTGAATTAGACGCTGACTACGAACTTCCTTACGCATCACAGACTCAGTACCCAGAGCATGAACCTCCAAGTCACCAACTACATCCTGCTTAGGATTAAACTGCATATTCCAGTAATAGAAAGACTCACCCATTGGCTTTAACAGATGATCGTCCACATTTTTGATTACAGTTTTAATGTTGAGGGCGGCGGCACCCATTAACATAGACATACCAGAAGCAGTCCTAGTGGTAGACTGTATGCCCGTCTGCCCATGTGAATAAGAGGGTAGCCCCGTGGACTCATCAGCAATTTGCCTAAATCTGTCAAACATCTCCATATTAGGTTGTGTGGTGTTGGGGAACTTAATACCAAAGATGGCTTGCCCAGTAGTACCTGACTGACGCCGAAACACTTTACCAGGATAAATCTCAAAGGGTTGACCCGGCACCAAAGCAGTCTCGTCAATGTCGAAGACCATGTTACCAGAAATAGCTAGATTATCAATAGCCATACGAGCGTGGCCATTCATCATCTGTGTGCTGTCAGACATATTTTCCGGTACGCCAATACCCCAGAAGTCATGGGGGTTGTTCTCATATGGGAATGCATGATAGGGGATGCGTTCAGGCTCAAATGGATTGATTACAAAGCGAATGATATCAGTTCCACATACCCACACATTGACCTGTAACTCGTCATAGGCGTAGAGGTCATCCATGTTAATACCAAACTCATCACTGGCACCAACCTCAATAAGGAAGTCTGTATCTATTACTCCCCAATATTCAAAGCATTCATAGCGGTTAGTTTGGAAAGTTTGGTTGGTGGATTCCCGCAAACTATCCTCAAACCCCCGATTCTCGTAGTTTGCACCCCTAGCAATAGCGGTGTTAAGGGCACCATTACGGAAATAGGGACGTTTGCGAAGATCACGCATTTGCGACTTAGTTAGTTTATGACGCTGAATTACATACTCAGCATCATCAATATCGTAGGCATTAGGATCAGGATACAAATCCCAGCACGAAACATATTCAATTTGTGGGATTTTTTTAACTTCTGGATTGTATGCTCGTTCAACAGACTCTATATTATCAGGGTTTGACGCCTCAACATCCCAGCGATGAATGATTTTATTATATGTAAATGGACCCTTAATGATACCAGTACCATATAGAGCACCTTCAAACAAAGCTCTACGCAGTTCACGGGAGGCTTTGCTGTCATTCAACTGATCGTGAATATCTTTCTGCATATTCTCAGCAGCAATATCCGCAGGGCTGATTGTGGGTTCAGCAGGGCTTTTACCTTTGCCGGGTAAGAGCTTGTTACCAAACTCCATAATCCCGCCCATGATACGCCCAGTACGCGAAGCGGCAGTTTCATCACCATCTCCCTTAAAGCCAACATCTATTTCGGGGGGAATAATACTTTCATCACCTTGCCCAGGAGGTTTGTTAGGATCAGCAGCATGAGCATACTTGGCAATGCCAGTAGGCCGTTCAGTAGACTGAATACCAATAGGGAATTTGCTACCTGAGAAGATAACCTCAATTAGTTGTCCATAAGCCGCCAAAGTTTTGGTCTTGGCAATTTTGATGAATACCCTAGATTTCTCAGTTTCGCGGAATTTATTGGATGTATCATAGATGCCACGAAAATCCTGATACGCTTGGAGCGCACGGATTTCAAAAGCCTGTTTTCCTTGCTCTGCTTCGAAGAATTTATTGGTGATAAAACCCACTAATCCAGGGGCTTCTTCCTCAATATTATCATCATCCTCGATGCCATCAGCATCAGGTTCAGTATACTGGTCAGCCATTTATACGACCTACTTTTTAGTAAGAGCCAGACTTCTTTCCACCACCTTTGAGGCCCATATCGGCATCAGTGGTGAAATTAGCCATGCTATATTTCTTCGACAGGCTATAATCCATACCAGACTTAGTAGGATGAGTTTTCAATTCACTAATTGAACCTGGCTTAAGACCCTGTGTAGTTTTGCCAGCCTTAGTACGAGGAGCTTTCATGTCTTTGTTGAAAGTACCAGCATTCAAGCGGACGGATGTAACATCAATATTTATAGGCATATTATTTTCCTTTTTTAAGAGTTGCCCTATTAGTTTTCTTGTTATATTTGTAGGCACTGGGTTTGCGCTTACTCTTGGAATACTTGATTTCTCTGTTTTTAGCTCTTTCAGCAGGTGTCATTTTACCACGCTTTTTACCTTTAGTAGTAGCTTTAATTGACCCCTTTTTTAAATTACCAGATTTCTGCAGTTGTGTCACGGCTATAGCATGAGCAGATTTTGCAGAATACCCTTTAGCTTTTAATTGCTTCACTAGTCTGTCTAAAAGTTCTGGCATCTAATACCCAAACACTTCATCAGAAGGTCTGTATTGCTCTACTTGATGCATGTACTGTACTTCTGTTGGGTGAGAAGACCTACGCTTCATTCTACTCATTAAACCATATCGCAATGCATCATACAGATGATCTTCATTAAACTTCGTGTCTACATCTTCAATTTTGTTTTCGTCTAGGGGCAGCATCGGCATGATACGCGCCAAGTTATGACAATTGTCGTGTATCTGTAACCAGGGATGCCCAAACTCTTCATTGTGAGAAAGCATCCTGTGGACCTCTGCTTTTCCATTCAACCTACTGCCTGGCCCCTTGTCTGCCCTTTGCCAAGCTGTACCATGTTGTATCATCGTTTCAGCAATGGTTGGCCCAACTTGTCCGCGTCTAGCC